GACATCGCCTGCTTACCGCAGCCAGGTGAGGCCCCACCCGGCTATTCGGTCAATCCCGATACCCCCGGCTCCAATCCCAAAGCCTCGCAGATCGAATAGGATCACAGGCTCTCAGGGTGAGGGTTTTGCGTAAGGTATTTGCAGCGAGTGCCGAGGACGGTCCGCTCCTCGCCCCCCTCACCGCTTGAAAATCCGCGCGACCTTCTCGATCGTGCGGCCGCCGAAATAGGCGTAGATCACGGCCTGGAAGACGCCCCAGAGGTTCGGGTCGAGCGCGTCGGTGGTGCCGAGGCCGAGCACCTTGTCGTAGACGACGACCTTGAAGGTGAAGACGATGAACGGCGCCGCAAAGAGCGGGCGGATGATGGCGGTCGGCCACCAGCCCTGCTCCTGGCGGATGAGCGCGGCCTCGGTCTGGCGCTGCGCAACCTCGCCGAGGATTTCTTTCTCGGCGAGATCGACCGCGAGGTTGTCCTGCTGCGTGGTGTTTTGCAGCCTGGTCCGGTAGGCGTCGATCAGCCCCTTGATGACGGGGCCGCCGAGGAAGGAGAAGAGCGCGCCCCACATGGTGTGCTCCCTGGTTTCGCTCTTGCGTTACGTTTCTGCGTCATTGCCCGCGCACGCGCGCAATCCAGTACTCACCGAAAGTGAGTGGGACGACTGCGATGCCCTGCGAAGCGCTCCGGCGTACTGGATCGCCCGCGGGAGTTTACCCCCGACCTGATCGGGGGCGGGCGATGACGGCGTCGGATGTGCACCGAGGTCGAGAAAGCCTCATCCGGTCGCGGCCTTGATCTTGTTGTCGTGCGCGAGGCCGTAGAGCGTGAGCACGATGGTCGCGACCGCGATGGCGAGCAGCGCGTATTTCACGATCGCGATCGTGTCCTGGAAGGGCGCGAGCTGCTGGCTGGCGTTGCCGAGCTGCTCCGCGAGGCCGGCCGCGACCACGGTGCCGGTGGTGGTGGCGGCGCCGGTCGCGGGCGTGAGCGGCGGCGCGACGGTGTCCTCGGCGCGCGCCCGCGCGGTCGCCTGCGCCCTGAGCTCGTCGTGCAGTCCGTTGCGCTGCGGCGCGGCGGCTTGCGCCGCAAAAGCCTTCGCGGCCTTCTCGACGTGGTCGACGCGCGCGAGCCAGCCGCGGCCGTAGCGCGGAAACTGGCGCAGCGCGCGGTAGAAGGCGCGCCGGCGCTCGCAGAAGGCGTGGATCGCGGCCTCGGCGCCGCCAGGCGCGGCGGCGAGCGCCATCACGCGGGCGAGCGTGACGTCGCCCATGAAGCCGTCGACGCGCACGCCGATCGCCTGCTGCAGGTTCTTTGCCGCCTGCGCCGGGCCGGTGTTCACGCAGGCATCGAAGAAGGCGTAGTCCATGCCGGCCGGCAGGCGGTCGCACCACGGCGACCAGTAGCGGTCGCGGTAGATCTCGGTGTATTCGGCCGGCGTGATCTTCCACACGTCCTGGACGGGGAGGCTGTGGCGGGCGCGAAAGCCGTCGTATTCGCGCTGGATGATGCCGTAGGCGGTGCGGCCGCCGTGGTCATGCGGATCGTCGTCGAGGCCGCCCTCGTCGACGAGAACGAGCTTGAGTGCGCGCGCAAAGTTTTCGGCGGTCATGGGTCACATCCCGATCTTGGCCTTGATGGCGATCACATCGTTCTTGAGCGCATCGATGCCGGAGGTTTCCAGCGCCTTGATGCGGTTCTCGAAGTCGACGAGCTGGCCCTGGGCGCGCGCCGCGACGGCGCTCTTCTCGCTGGCGAACCACGCCGCGATTTTTGCCTTCCAGGCCGGCCAGCGCGCCGCGATCCAATAGATCAGCAGGATGCCGGCGACGCCGAGGGCGGCGCCGAGCGCGAGCGTGAGGGTGTCCATTCGATTACTTTCCTTTCTCGTCGTGGTAGCGTCCCCGCGGGTCGCGGAGGGACATCGTGGGGGCAATCCGGCTATTTCTTGCACTCGTCGTCGCCGCCAATCATTTCATGAACGAAACGATCTGGCCGTCGGGCGGCGTCATTTCGATGCGGGTTCTGCTCGGCTTCAATGCCGGCTATGCGGTGCTGTTCTTCTACGTGATCAGCGGATTCCTGATCACCTACACGCTGAGCGAAAACTATCGGCCGACCGCCGACGGCGTGGCCGCGTTCTATCGCAACCGCTTCATCCGCATCTTCTCGCTGTACTGGCCGCTGTTGGCTTTCGTCGTCGTGGCCGGGGAATGGCCGCACGAAATCGGCGACGTCCTGACCAACGTGTTCCTGATCGGCGCCGACTGGCGCGTCATGTTCGCGCGCTTTCCGGCGGAGCATTGGGAGGCCCTTCCGACGCACCTGCATCAGGCCTGGACGCTCGCGCCCGAGCTCTGCTTCTATCTCGCGGCGCCATGGCTGCTGCGCTCATGGAAAGCGGCCGCCACCCTGCTCGGCCTCTCGTTTGCGTTGCGGTTCGCGCTCCTGGCGGTGCCCGGCCTCGATCCGCGCTGGACCTACCTGTTCGCGCCGCCGACGTTCGGCTTCTTCATGCTCGGTCATCTCGTGTGCAGGGCCGCGCGGCATTGGCCGCAGCTCGCGGACCGCCGCGCCGGCGGCGCGCTGCTCGCCATATGCTTCGCGACGCTCGCGCTCACGCGCCCGACCGTCGCGTTCGACACGCCGCGCCTGTGGGTGGCGATCCTCGCCTTCACGGCGGCCTTGCCCGGGCTGTTTGCCGCCACGAAGGATGCACGCCTGCTCAATACGCTCGGCGCCCTATCCTACCCGCTCTACCTGACGCATGAGCTCACGCGGGCCTATGGCGAGAGGCACCTCGTGGCATCGATCCCGCTCGATCACCCGATAATGTTGCTGGCCGCCTATTGCGCAGTTTGCGTCCTGATCGCTGTCGCGGTCCATTTTTTGATCGAGGGGCCGCTGGCAGCACTGGCGCGAACGACGACCAAACGCGTGATCAATGGGAGTTCCATGCCGCGCGGATCACCGGCGGAGTGAAGGGTGGGAATGTGAGGGTGCCCATTTGCAGGTTTCCATTTCCGCCTCCGTTGCGGTAGTCTTCCCGAATGGGGCTCAGTCCAGGTTGGCTGGATTTATTTTGCGATCTCGTGCGCGCGGGGGAACTGAAGCCCGGCGATGCGATTCTGGATTTTGGCGCGTCCGAACTGTTCTGTTCCGACGATCCGCAAAGTCTCAATCGCGTTCTCTCCGCCTGCGGAGCGCCGCTCTATTCCGATGACGAGTTGGAACGGCTCGCTCAGCGCGCCTATGCGCGCATCCTATTCGAGCGTGCTGGATTTCGTTACGAGGCAATCGATTACGCTGCTTATCCTGGCGTGATTCGGCTCGATCTCAATACCGCGTCGCTCCCCTCGGAACATCACGGAAAATATCGGCTCGTCAGTAACTCCGGCACCAGCGAGCACATCCTCAATCAATGGAACGTGTTCCAAGCGATACACGAGGCTGCGGCACCTGGCGCGCTGATGTACCACAGCGTGCCCGGCTGGGGCCATTTCGAGCATGGAATCATCGAGTACTCTCCGAAATTCTTCCGGGCGCTCGCGGACGCAAACGGTTATGAGATCGAGCGATTTTCGGCGTGGTCGGATGGGACTTCGGAAGTGCTCGACGTCCGCCGATTGCCCTGGGTGAAATTCTCGACGTCGCCAATAGTGGAAAAGGTTTGGCTTCACATCCTATTGCGGAAGTCCTCGGATCGCCCATTCGCCGGACTCAATGATCCCGCGCACAATCGCGAATGGCGCATCCCGCAAAGCCGCCTGCGTTTTGAGGCGAGATCACCCGCGACCCGTATCGTCCGCCGACTTTTACTCAATTCTCTTCTTGCAGTTAGACGATTTGGCGAACGTGTGCAGGCTTTGACACATCGCTAGATGATACGCAGTACGAAGGTAAGCATCATGCAAGGCGGAAGGATTGAGTGAGCAGCGCCTCCGCCGGCGTTCTGAATGGTGATTCCCGTCGTTGCCAACTGGGTAGTACCACCGGTCGCGTTAAACAATCCGGACGTCCCACCGCCATTCGCGCTCGGCCCCGTGAAAATAAAAGTGCGCGCATCCTGCGCGTGCGCGTGTCCCGAATCGTTCACGCCGTGGCTATGAGAAGGCATCTCGCTGCTGCTGAGGGCATGCGTAGCCGATCCTCCGGCTGATCCCAATGTTGCGCCGCTCACGGTCCCGCCGTCGGTCGAGACCGAACCAACACGACTGGCCGCACTGCCGCCCATATTGTCGAGCCCGAAGATCGAGCGTCCACGCAAGTCCGGAATGTTGAACGTCGTGCTTCCGTCGCCCACTCCAAACGTCGTCCCGATCAGCGAAAACAGCGTCGCAAATCCCGTCCGCGAAATCGCCTGCCCGAAGGGCAACGCGAACGCCGTGTTGGGCGCGCTCGATCCGACGTAGGGCAACAGGCCGCCGACGGGAATTCCGTAAGGATTGGCAGTGCCGCCCTGCAGATAGAATGCGCCGTCGACATTGTTATATGTCGCGACGTACGGCGTGCCCTGGATCAGCATCCCCGATTGCAGCTCGAGCCCAGGACCGTAGCGCAGCGGCTTCGCGCCGAGCCCATCCACGCTCAGCGTCACGGTCGCGCCGTTGGTGATATGCGGCACGAACGCGAGCATCGCGCCGGCGAGGTGCGCGAGGGTGTCGAAACCCTGGTTGCTCGCCATCGTGTAGGCGGTCGCGGTGCCGGCCGTCGTGATCGTGCCCGACACGTCGTCGCGCCACTCCGCGGTGCGCGCCATCATGGCGCGGGCCGAGTCGTTCACGGCGGAGGGCGACATGCCCTCGGCCCAGTTGATCGTCGGGTCGGCGGTCGCATTCGACGCCGCAGTCTTCGACCATTCCCAGAACGGCATCTTGTCACTCCGTCGGATATTGCGGTTTGGCGACGCCGCCACCGGCGCCCGGTTGCGCGGCCGCGCTCGCCTGCGCGAGCGCCTTGGCGGCGGCGGCCTCGGGCGGCGTGCGCGCGGGCGGCGGCGCGGCGCCAGCGCGGGCCAGCGCGCCGAGGAGCTGCGGCGCGATCAGCCGCATGATGTCGGGATTGAGCGTCGCGGCCTGCGCGACGTCGGGCCGGATGCCGACGCCGACGAGCGCACGCACGGTCGCGGCCTGCTGCGCCTGCATGAGGCCGACCGGATCGGTGCGCTGGCCCGTCGCCGCGCCCGTGATGGCGCCGCCGATCGCCGGCAGCACGCCGTGGCCGTTGAGGAAGTTCATCATCGCGGCATTCGCGCGCGCGCCGAGACCCGGGCCATTGGCGGCCGGCGCGCCGGCGGGCGAGAACGCGGCGCCGAGCCCGCCGAAGAGCGCCGCGAACGGGTTGCCGGCGGCGCCCTGCGCGCTCCCTGCCGGCAGCGACGCCGGCGCCGGGATGCCGGGCATGCCCGCAAAGGGTTGCGTGGCGCCCGCGAGGCCCGGCGAAACGCCGGGCGGCGGCAGCGCGTGATCGAGCCAGCCCGGTGTCGCGGCCTCGCTCGCCTGCTGGAAGATCGCCGGATCGTACGGACCGCCGTCGAGGATACCCATCGGTGCGCCTCCTGTTCGTTGCGCAATTCGGTTGTGGATCAGTTGATGAAGCATTTGAGGCTCGGCAAACTACTGTCTAGGCGCTACCATCGCTCCTCGACTTGGAGAAATTGCCATGGTTGTTGGCGAGATCGCGGCTGGCGTGACCAGCCTGAAAGCAACGTTCGAACTCGCGCAGGCGATGATAGGCGTGCGAGATGCTGCCGCGTTCCAGGCCAAGCGCGCCGAAATGATCGGCCTTATCAACGACGCCCTGAGTAAGTCTATCGCATCCCAAGAGGCTCATCTGGAGTTGCTGGACGAGAAGCGCGCGCTTGAAGCAGAAGTAGCTCGCCTGACCGCATGGAATGCTGAGAAGAAGAATTACGAGCTTAAAACCATCGGTCGGGGCACGGTGGCTTTTATGTTGAAGCCAGATGCACGCGGCACCGAACCACCGCATTGGGTTTGCCCAACCTGTTTCGAGCAGAGCAAGAAAGCGTTTTTGCAGCCAACTGGCGTGCAGGTTGGCCGCGCCTTCCTGTTCCGGTGCCAGAACTGCCGGCAGGAGGTGGCGGCTAACTTTCAAGCCGAATGGAGTTAGTTGCCACATTCAAACTGACCCACTGCCCGCAATTCTTTTCCGGATCATGCTCAGCTCGCTTTCGTTCGCAGCGGGCCGAGCAGGCTGTTGAGCCCGCCCGCGATGGTCGCGAACTGCTGCGCGCCCGACATGGTGCTCGTCCCGTTGCTCTGGCCGGTCGAGTTCTGCGTGCCGAACTGCGCCGCGATCGGCGACAGGATGCCGGCGAGCGTCGCGGCGTTCTGCAGCGGCAACTGGCCCTGCTGGAGCGCGGCGGCGAGCTGCGTCTGCGCGCCGAGGTTGGGAAGCTGGAAGGCGTTCGGCGCGTTGGCGAGGCCGGCGGTGAGGATGCCGGAGTTGCCGGCGTCGAGATTGCCCAGGATGCCGCCGGTGTTGTTGGCGAGCCCGCCGAGCGCGCTCGCGGCGGCGAGCTGGTTGCTGGCGGCGTTCTGCAAGATGCCGCTGTCGCCCTGCGAGATCCCTTGCGCGATCGCGGCCGCGTTCGCGGGCGAGGCGAGCCGGCCGGCCGCGGCGAACATCGGGTTGACGGCGTTCTGCACCTGCGTGCTCACGGCGCCGAGCGCGGCACCGAGCGCCGGGTTGCTCGCCGGATCGAGCGCGTTGCCGGAGAGATAGGGCGCGAGCGCGCCGGCCGCGGTGTTGTAGCCGCTGTTCACCGTATTGGTCGCGGTGCCGTAGTTCGCGCCGCCGTTGAGCTGCGAGAGCACCGCGGCGCTCCCCGGCGCCGCAAACGGATTGGCGCCGCCGGCGTTCGCCTGGATCTGGTCGAGCGCGCCGGTGATCTGCGGCGTCACGCCGAGATTCTGCGAGCTGCCGTTGAGCGCCGCGAGCAGGTTCTGCAGGTCGCCCGCCGCCGGCGCATAAGGCTGCGTTTGCGACTGCTGCGTCGAGGATTGTTGCGTGGTCGATGTGCCGCCCATGCTGGTGACCTTTCAGAACGTTTTGCGAATGACGACTTTGACGGTGCGGTAGCCTTCGAGCCGGCGTTGCCAGCCGGGGCGGCCGCAGATCTCCACCGCGGCGCAGCCTTCGGCGCGCGCGTAGTCCTCCAGCCCCGCGATCAAGTGCCCGAAGCGCGGCCAGTCGTGGCCGCCGCAGGCCACGATGGTGCACAGGCGCGCAGGCCCCTCGCCGGTCACCTTGGTGACGGCGGCCGCGAGGATCGCGCCGGCCGCGGTCGCGACCCACAGATAGGCGTTGGCGCCGAGCACGTCGGCCTCGACGTCGGCGAGGCGCCCCATGCCGCCGCGCGCCATGGCGCGCACAATATAATGTGCAACGTGCGGCCACAGCCGCGCGACCTCAGCGGGCGGTACGCAGGCGAGCGCGGCCGCGGCAGGCTCAGCCGAGGCAGACATAGCCAAAAGTCCGGTCGGTCTGCACGCTGTTGGCGTGGGCGATGGTGAACGTCTGCTCGCCGACCGCGCTGATGAAGCAGCCGCCCGCCGCAAGCTCGGCCGCCGCGTGCGCGGTGACGGGCGACAGCAGGATGACGCTGCCGCTCGCGCAGGTGAGCGAGGACACTGGGCGAATTTCTTCAAGTCTTTTTCGTCGCGGGCGACGACGTAGGCGGTCATTGGTTCACTCTCCCTTCGCGGCCGGGCATAGCGCCGTAGGGTGGGCAAAGGCGGCCGAGGCCGCCGGCCTATGGGGCGCCGCCCGATCCGCCGTGCCCACGCGTGATGCGCTTCCGCGCGGGCACGGCGCATCGAAGGCTGTGCCACACTGCAAACACTTCGGCCGCCTTTGCCCACCCTACGGACCGACGACCGGGCGATCACCGCGCCCCTTCGAGCGCGACCTCGGGCTCGACGCCGGTCGCAAAACTCCATGGCGTGCCGGCGGGGATGCGCACGTTGCCGCGCGCGTAGCGCGTCGAGGCGCGCTGCGGGCAGCTTCCGCTCGCGTCCATGGCGCTCTCGGGCGAAAAGACTTCCGTATCGGTCAGCCGCTCGCGGGTGCCGACCGAGCCGAAGGCGGCCGGCGCGTCGGTGATCGGGCGGAAGCCGCGCACGAACACGCGCCGCCCCTCCTGCGCCTGGGCGCTGGTCGCGAGCCGCGCCTCGAGGTTCGGGCCGCGGAAGAAGCCGAGCTGATGCGATGCATTGAAGCCGGCGATCTCGGGCGTCGCCGAGGTCGCAAAGCTGTCGAGCGAGGCGGTCAGCGCGTCGAGCGAGCCGCCCGGCGCGATCGCGTCGAGATTCTCCAGCGTGAGCCCCGGCTGCGCGCACGAGCCGAGGAATTCGCCGCTCAGCACGATCGGCGTGAAGCGCGCGAGCACGTAGTCGTAGACGAGGAGCTTGTCGAAGCGCGCCGCCGCGCCGGCGTTCGACTTGTAGGCCCAGAAGACGCGGTTGTTCTTCGGGTCGGAGGCGCCGAGCACGAGCTGCAGGTTGCCCTTGTCGAGGTCGGCGAAAAAGGTGCGGTCGACGCGCTCCTTGCCGATCGCGGCCGGGTAGCCGCCCGGGTCCATCTGCTGAAAGCCCTGTGCGCCGAGGAAGAAGATGCGGTCGCCGGAGCGGATCAGCGAATACGGCGCATAGAGCCCGCGGTCGTCGCTGATGCGCTCGATCTGAAAGATCACCGGCGAGCCCGGCGCATAGATCATGCGGCGGATGGCGGTGTCCTGGAAGATGTTGCCGAACTCGCCGCCCGCGACGCCACGCACGATGCCGCCGTCGGGCAGGTCCTGGAAATTCGAGGAGTTGGTGGTGTTGGTCCAGTTGGTCGGATCGCCGAGGCCCGACCACTGCACGCGGTAGGGATTGTTGAGCAGGCCGGAGAGCACCACGAAGTCGCCGACCACCGCGATGTAGCGCGCCTGCGGCGGCGACCCGGCGAGGTTGCCGAATGCGGTCGACGCCGTGAGGTCGAAGAACTGCGGCGCGACATTCGCCTGCACGACGATGACGAAGTTGATGTACTGGACGAACTGCCACTGATCGCTCGCCGAGACCGCCGAATAGCTCCCCGCCCCGAGGCTCACGTCGCTCCAGGTCTGGTTGGTGTTGTTGAGCTGCCAGAGCTTGGTCGCGGTCGCGGCGAAAATCGCGGTCGAGCCGTCGGTCTTGATCGCCTTGAAGAAGCCGCGGCACGCCCCGGGCAGGCTGGCGCTGTAGGCGGCAAAATCCTGCATCGGGCCGTAGCCGTCGCCGCGCGGCAGCACGTTGACGACCTGGTCCGTGTAGGCGGCGGCGTAGTCGCTGATGTCGGGGCGGTACTCGCCGAAGGGAACGAGAGGCATGTGTGCGGCCTATGAGATTTGTTGCGGCGTGGCCCGGGTCGCTCGCCGATGGACCGGCGCAAACGAAATAGAAGCGCCTCTCAAGAATAAGAGAAGGCGGCCTGAAGGCCCGCTGCGCGGATGTCTGCCACCCTCGCTGGTCCACCGAGTCCGCGGACGAGACCCGCCAAAGCGAGGAGCCGACGCGCATGCCGAAAACCGCACCGTTCATGATGATCGCGACCTGGCGCAACTTCATTGTTCCGCTGGCAGCCGCCGTTTTCACCGTCGTTGCGGCGCCCGCGCATGCGCAGACGCGCGTCTTCGTCGGCGCGCTGGGAGCCGACAGCAACAGTTGCAGCTTCGCGGCGCCCTGCCGGACCTTCCAGCACGCGCATGATGTCCTTCCGGCAGGCGGGGGCGTCATCGACGTACTCGACCCCAGCCGTTACGGCTCGATCACGATCACCAAGCCGATCGATATCCAGGGGCATGGGATTGCCGAGATATCCCCGGGTAGCGGTCATGACGGCATCACCATCAATGCCGGCGCAAACGACGCCATTCTCCTGACCGGCGTGCTCGTCAACGGGGCGGCGGTCGGCGGCTCCGGCATCGTGTTCAACACAGGCAAGAGCTTGAGCGTCGAGAATTGCATCGTCCGCAATTTCACGAGCGCCGGCCTGCGTGCGGTCGCGGGCGTTTTTACGATATCCAACTCGTCCTTTGCCGATAACACCTTCAACGGGATCCTCCTGCAGGCCACCGGCGGGACGATCACGGCCGCCATCGATCGGACCGTGATGTCCGGCAACGGCTTCACCGGCCTCAACCTGATCGGGCAAGGCGCCGCGGCGAAAGCCACGGTGACGGACAGCATCGCGGCCAACAACCTCGGCAGTCCGCCCAACGGCAGCGTCGGCTTTTTCGTGCAGGCGGCCGGTGCCAAGACGACCCTGGTGCTGACGCGCTCCACCGCCATGGGCAATGAGGTCGGAATTCAAGCGAGCGGCACGAACGGGGCCATACGGATCGGCGGATCGGTCGTGACGGAGAACACGACGGGCTTCACCGTGTCCTCGCCCGCACAAATCTTCACCTATCAGGACAACATTTTTGACGACAACGGCACCCCCAGCGGCGGCGGGACCTTGACGCTCGCCAATCCGCAATAGGTCGCGACGCGAGAAGGTCAGCGCCGTCGACGATACCTTACCGGGGTGCCGGAACGGGCCGGCGAGATTTTCCTCGCAGCCCGACCGGCGCTTCGATGCTATGCTGCCGACGACGCAGTATTGCAGGTCGAACGAGATGTCAGTCTCCCCGTCGGACGCGGCGACGATCCAATTTTCCACCGATGCGTTTTCCGCACGCGAGCGCCTGACCGCCTGGCGCGACACATTCGGCAGCCAGATCGCCAAGCTCGACATCGCGCCTTTGCGCGAAATTCCGTTCTACGCTCACATGAACATGCGGCTGATGCCGGGGCTCGTCATCGCGTCCGGGTCCGGCGCCGTCAAGGACGTCGGTCGCACCCGGGCGCTGGTTGCCGACGGCAATGAGAGCCTGGTCCTGCATATTGCGTCCTGCGCGGGCCGGGCAACGCAGTTCGGCCAGGACATCCCGGTCGCGGCCGGGGACGCGATCCTGCTGTCGAATTCCCACATCGGCACATTCACGTTCGAACGCGAGCAGTCGGTTCTCGCGATCGGATTGCCGCGCGCGACGCTCGCACCCTCTCTTCAAGATCCGGACGCCGCTTTTACCCTCACCGTCTCCAGGGACAACGAGGCGCTGCGGCTGCTAAAGGCCTATGCGGGGACGCTCGAGCGAGGGCCTCCGGTCAGCGAGGAATTGCAGGCGCTCGCGGCGGCTCATGTCAACGATCTCGTCGCGTTGGCGCTCGGCGCGACGCGCGACGCAACCGAGATTGCGCGGACACGCGGCATACGCGCCGCCCGACTGCACCTGGCCAAAGCCCACGTGACACGGCACCTCGGGTGGGCGGGCCTTTCGCCCGGCAGCGTGGCGGCGCATCTCGGCATCACGCCGCGCTACGTCCACATCCTGTTCGAGACCTCCGGCATGTCGTTCTCCGAGTTCGTGCTTGCCCGGCGGCTCGCGCACGCACACCGGATGCTGACCTCCCCGCTTCACGCTGGCCAGACCATTAGCGCGATCGCCTTTGCGGCCGGCTTCGCCGATCTATCGCACTTCAACCGAAGCTTCCGCCGCCGCTATGGCTGCACACCGTCCGACGTGCGCATCGCCAGGCGCCGCGAGCGGTGACGACAGGCCGCCGCACCAAACACGATCGCGACCTTCGTCACGATTTTTCCAATGGACTTCCAGAGCGGCACCAGATCAGCGATGACACGCAAAGCGCATATATGGCATCCTGGCCGCCACGTTACGCCCCGGGGGGATCCGCCATGAAACACGCATCCATTTTCACCACCGCCATCGCGTTGCTCGCACTCGCGGCCCTTCACGCCACGCCGGCCCAGGCACAAGCGGCACGCGTGTTCGTCAGCGGCGCGGGCAACGACAACAACAATTGCAGCATCACGCTGCCCTGCCACTCCTTCCAGAAGGCCCACGACAGCGTGGCGGCGAACGGCGTGATCAACGTGCTCGATCCGGGCAACTATGGTCCGGTGACCATCACGAAGTCGATCAGCATCGACGGCCACGGGTGGGCGGGCGTGACGTCCGCGGGCAGCGGCAACGGGATCACGATCAATGCCGGCGCCACTGACAACATCAATTTGAGCGGCATCGTGATCGACGGCCTCAACGCCGGCGCCAACGGGATTGCGTTCAACAGCGGCGGATATCTGCAGATCGCCGACTGCACGATCCGACATTTTGTGACCAACGGAGTCTTGCTTCAGTCAAACAGCGTGACGGGCGGGACCCCGACCATGATCCTGAACAGCGTCATCACGCAGAACAATGCCGGAATCAATGTGATCCATAGTATTCTGTCGGTCGACAGATCGACCTTGGCCAAGAACGGCACCGCATTCGTCATAAACGACGGCGAGCTCCAACTTGGTCGCTCGAGCGTCTTTGCCAACACCGCAGTGGCGCCCACTGATTTTACGGGCGCCTCGTTCGTAAGCTTCGGCGACAACCACTTCTTCAGCAACGGCGGCACCGTCCCGATTTTCTTTAAGCCCCCGCTAGAATAGCCATCGCGCCCCGGCGCGACGGCATCGCGGCGGGCGCCGCATGACGACGGCCCGGGTACGCTTTTCGCGACCCAGTCCAGCCGACGCCTAGCTCACGGCGTCGCGCCCATCACGCGCACCGCCGAGGGCGCGCGCGTCCTGGCGTCGAGCCGGTCGATCTCGTCAAAGATCGCGTCGCGCCGTCCGGCCCACAGCGCCAGGCTGTCGGGATCCTTGACGAAGCCGTGCGCCTCGGCGAGCGCGCCGAAGAGATAGAGGTCGGGCCAGGTGGCGAAGAGCCAGTTGGTCGCGACCGGCGGCGTCTGCGCGGCGAGCGCCGCGAGATTTGGGACCTTCTGGAAATAGTCGAACGTCAGGCCGGTGTTGTCGGATGGCCCGAGCGTGAGGTTCGGCCCCTCGATGGTGAAGTAGCGCGGGTTGCCCTGCGGCAGCGTCGGAAACAGCGCATGCAGGTAGGACGGATGCACGTATTCGAGCTCGCGCGGCGCGCTGCCGGTCCAGGTGACGCGCCGCCAGGTGAGATAATCCGCCGGCAGCGTCGCGACGCCGTTCGCGGGGGTTAGCGTGACGGTCGCCTCCTGCTGGCGCACGCGCAGGCGGCGGTTCGCCACGGTCTCGAACAGTGCGATGAAGTCGGGGATGTTCGCGGCGAGATCGGCGCGGGCGAGCCAGCTCGCGACCGCGGTCTGCAGGTCGGTGTAGGTTTGCAGGGGCATGATGGGTCTCGACGGCAGTGTGTGAGGTGAGCACGGAGGTTGCTCTCCCTCTCCCCGTTCTTACGGGGAGAGGGTTGGGGTGAGGGGCGCTGAGCCGCGGCGCATCACATTGTCAGTAACGACTCGCGGAGAAGCCCCCTCACCCCGACCCTCTCCCCCAAAAAGGGGGAGAGGGAGCGCAGGCGCCGTGCAAACGCCTCACCGATCGACGCGCAGGTGCCGCCAGTCCGGGTCGTCGAGCTTCTTGCGGATGAACTCGCCGAACTCTTCGCCCGACATGCGCAGCACGTCGGCGCCCTCCTCGGTCATCCACTTGACCAGGACGACGTTCGGGATGGTCGCGATGTGGCGGCCCCAGTCGCTCCGCTGCGGCTCCGCTTGCAGCGCCTTGTTGCGCGCGAGGATCGGCTCAACGTCCTGAATGTGCTCGACCGTGAAGCGATCGCCATCGCGATCGAGATGAACGCGGGCGACGACGTCGCTCATCGGGGGAGTCCTTGGGTTTTTTTGGAGACGTTGTCGTAGTACGGATTCGATGCTGCGAGCGCCTACCTATGACCCTCATCCTGAGGTGCGAGCGAAGCGAGCCTCGAAGGATGCAGGCCGAGGCGGCGCAACGAGCAAGCGGAACCGCATCGGCCCTCGTCCTTCGAGGGCCGGGCTTCGCCCGGCCGCCTCAGGATGAGGGATCGAGGGATGGAGCTTGTGGCTACCCGTTGAAGACGCGCCCCCCTCGCCTCACCCCAGCTCCGTCACCCACAGCGTCCCCGCCGTGCCGGTGACGAGGCCGCCGGTCGCGGCCTCGATCACGGCCAAGACCTCGCCCGGCGTCACCATCACGTACTCGACCCAGCCGGCGGGCAGGAACGGCGAGGTGGCGGTCGCGGTGGCGCTGCCGTCGCCGATCTGGACGTTGCAGGCGGTGTTCGCGGCGATGCGGATCTGGCGGGTCTGCGCGCCGAACGGCGCGCCGATCTGCGTCGAGGCGGCGCCGACCGCGATGGCCTGGGTGGCGAGCTCGCGGCCGTGGCCGAGTTCGATGGTTGCCGCCATGGCGTCACCGGATGATCGCCGCGAACGCGCCCGGGATGCTGGTCCCGGTGCCGCCCGCGGGCGTGAACGTGATCAGGTCGCCCTCGTTGACCGCGACGCCGTCGAGCGCGCCCGGCTCAAAAATGCTGGCGGCGCGCGCGCCGGTGCCGGCCGGAATGCTGAGAGCGCCGCCCGTGATGTCGGAACCGGCGTTGACCGTGACCGACACCGTGATGGTGCCCGTGGTGGTGCCGCCGGCGGCGGCCATCAGGCGCTCGATGAGGCCGGCGCGCGGCGCGATGGCGGATGCGGCGACCGGCGTGGTGGCGATCGACGTGGTCGACTCGCACAGCGGAATGTCCTTGAAGGGCCGCGGGGTGGGAAGAGTCATGAATGGTGGTCCTGTTGAGGTGAAAACGATTCACACCGTCATGGCCGGGCTTGTCACGGCCATGACGGCGTGTGTGGCGTGCAGCTCGTCCGCCGCCTTACGACGTCGTGTTGTCGAACACGCCGCCCGAGGACTTCTCGTTGCGCGCTTCGAGCGTGTACTCGGAGAGCACCTCTTTGCGCTCCGAGTCGCCGGTCTTGGCGAGCGGGATCGACACCATCTTGCGGCCGTTGAGATAGGCGACGGCCCACATGTCCATCTGCAGCACCAGCACGTCGCGCGGCCGCGTGAAGCGGTTGGCGACGACCTTGAGGTAGCCGAAGTCCGAGTCGTAGGCGTCGACCGCCGCGATGATCTTCTTGCCCTTGGTCTCCTCGATCGGCGTCGCGCGGCCCGTGAAGGTCGAGAACGTCTGCTTGTTGAAGCCGCCCGTCATGATGGTGTCGGGCTTGCCGCCGTTGTTCCAGATCGCCTGCAGCACCGTCTTGAGGCTCGCCTCCGTGAAGGCGCGCTGGGTGCCGTCGGTGCGCGTGCCGGTGCCGTCGGCGGCCGCCGGGTCGTTGCCGCCGGCGCCCTTGCTGGTGTTCGACTTGAGCCACGACAGCGTCGAGGCGAGCGTGCGCGCGGTCGCGGCGTTGCCGGCGTTCTTCGCCTGGTTGGTGCCGACCAGGATGCCCTCCATGTCGCGCTTGAGCTCGAGGCCCTTGAGCATCTCCTGATAGGCCATCTCGTTGTCGCGGCCGGCGTGCTCGACCGCCTGCTGGGTGCCGGAAACCTGCGGCACTTTGCGGCTGATCTGCGCGACATTGCCGAGCCGCACCGTCGGCGTGGTCGCGTCGGCGCTCGCGTCGTCGCCTTCGAGCTGGGCATTGGCGGTGTTGACCGCGGCGAGCGCCTGCGTCTGCCACTCGTGCAGCACGGCGGTCGCCTTGGTCTTCTCGACGCCGGTCATGAACGGCGTGTCGGTCGGGTCGATGCGATGGATCACGTCGCTGAGATCCTCGCGATTGCCGGCGGCCGAATAGGTCGTGAACGTGTTGGCCGGAAGAGACATGTCGATTTCTCCTTATTTTGATTTAGCGGCGCTGCGCGGTGCGGCGGGCGACCAGAAGCGCCGCCGCGTCGCGCAGGTTGCCGGATGCGTTGAGACGTTCGGTGAGGTCCTTGACCCGGCCTTCCGTGTCCGCGTTGCGCGCGGGCGCGGGGCCGGGACGCTGCACGTCGGGCACGGGGCGCGGCAGCGGCTTCTTCGCCGCCGCCTGCGCGTCGCGAAAACGCACGCCGTCGCGGATGAGGAGCTGAAGGCGGTGATCGCGCAACGAGACGCCGCGCCCGCCGTTCCACATCTCGCCGAGCTCGGCTTGCGAAAAGCCGAGATCCTGGAGCATGTCGGTGGCCGTGCGTGCGGCTTTGGCCAGTGCCTCGCGGTCGGCGAGCTCGGGCGCCCGCTCGCGAAAGCGGGCGTCCTCGTCGGCCACGAAGGTGTGCCATTGCTGCGCCGCCTCGTGCGACTGGCGCGCCTGCGCGACCTGGAAGTGCTGCGTGACGGCCGCGATCTTCTTCTGCTGCGCGTCCCACTGCACGTATCGCGGCCAGTCCTCGCGCGCCATCTTCTCGAGGTCGGCGACCGACTGGATGTCCGCGAACGCGCCCGCCTGCTGCTCCTGCAAGGTCTGCAGCAGCATCGGCAGGGCGCCCTCGTATTGCGCCCGCGCGTGCTCGGCGGCCTGCTGCTGGGCGCTCAGGCCCTTGAGCTTCTCGGCCGCCTCGTTCTGACGGCGGAGGAAATCGCCCTCGCGTGACCGCTCGCGCTCCGCCAGCCGCTGCTGGGTGTCGCGAGGGAGACCGCGGAAGAGGTCTTTGTCCTCTTTCGTCCATGACCTCGGCGGCTCGATGGAGGGAAGCGCAGCTTCCCGATCGTCCGCCTGCGTCTCACCGGGACCAGCGCGCTCGGCGGTCTGCTCGATCGCCTGCTGGGCGGTGCCGGCTTCTTGCGAAGCCAATTCTTCGGCGGCGGGGGCGCCATCGCGCGCCGCATCCGCCGGTTGGTCGTCGTCGTCGCGCCGCCGCGCGCCGGCACGCTCTTTGGCGCGCGTGTCGACCAGCGAGCGCGCCGCCTCGCGCGGCGTCAGCGGCCCCTCGCCGCCCGCCGTGCGCTCGACAATATCGCTCGCGACCGGCGCCTCGCCGGCGCCGGCTACATTATTATTCTCGTCCATCAAAAACCTCTTGGTTTGTCGCCGTTCACACGATGCCGAAGCGGTGGCGCCGCTCGGCGAGATCGTCGAGCTCGCGCTTCGCGAGCTTGCCGTTGGTGAGCACGTGGCCGAGATGGTCGCGCACTTTCGCGACCACCTGCACGGCCTGCCACAGCCGCTCGCGCGCGTCGGTGTCGCGCGCGGCCGTCTCGCGCCACGCCTTGGTGTAATCGCGGTCGAGCGCCACGAAGGCTTCGATCAGAAATTCGTCGCGCAGCAGCGCGTCGGCACGCGCCGCCCGTTCGCTCGCGCGCGCGAGCGCGATCTCGTCGGCCATTCTGAGTCACCCTTGTTCGTGTACCGAAGCTCACGCCCCGCGCCGCACGAGCAGCAGCAGCGCAATCGCCTCGTCGTCGTCGCGCTCGTGCGCGGCCGCGTGCGCCGCAAGCGTCGCCTGCGCGCTCGCGCGCGCCGCGATCTCGCGCAACTGCGCGACGCCGCGTGCGGCCGCGGCGGCATGGACCTGAGCGAGCGCGGCCGCCGCCGCATCGCCACGGGCCTTCGCCTCGGTCCGCGCGCGCTCGCGGGCGGCTGCGAAAGCCGCTTCGCGGCGCCGGCGCTGCGCGGCGCGGCGCAGCCGCGCGTCGCGCGCGCGCCGTTCCCGCACGGCCTGCTCGGCGGCCCGCGCCGCCAGCATGTCGTGCCAGCGCTTGCGCGAGAAGGTGCCGCCGCTGATCGACGAACCGCCGCCGAGCAGGTCGTAGCTCAAGAACGCCGGCTCCGCCGTGCAGACGATGTGCCCTGTCTGCGCCGGCTCGACCGGATCAAAGACGACCGCGCGTCCGGTGAGCGCGTAATGGCCGAAAGTTGCGGTCAGCGTCGGCGTGAGATTTCCCGCCGCACCGGCAAGCGCGAATGAGCCCGCGCTGACCGATAGAACCGATATCGTGTTGGGAAGCTGCCCCAACGCGAACGACCCGAGCGGCCAAAATCCAAACATCAGAATGGCGCCCCAAACGCTTGCAGCGCGGTCAGCCAAAGCCCCGCATAGGCATCCATGCCGGCGTCGTTGAAATGCGTGTTGTCGGCCTGACGGTTACCGGCACCAAGGCTATCGGCATTCGGTCCCGCCCAGATGTTCGAGCCGTGATTGACCAGGGCGAGTTGCGCCGCCTGCACGGCCGCGCTCGTGGCGCCGCCGTTCCAGGTCTGCTCGGCAATGAACCATGGCCCGGCGTATCCGGCGCTGCGCGTCGCCGAGATCACGGCCGTCATGGACGCCTGATAGCTCGACTGCGACGTCGCAAGGTTGGTGTCGGCCTCGCCCTGGCCCCACAATATCGCGGTCGGCGATACGCCCAGGCGCGCCTGAACGCGGCTGAGCGCCGCCGTCAGACGATTGCCGTATGAATTCTGCCAGTCCGCGGCTGCCGAACCCCCTATTGCGACCGGCACCAATATGACGCGATCAAAAAGCGCGGCGTTGATCAGCTTGTCGGCGAGCCGGCCGCCGGGATTTCCGCCCGTACTGCTGCACCCCAGAAGGGGATCAACGGCCGCGTAGATCGCGCCGTTGCAGGGATTGAGGTTGTCGACCTTTCCGGTGTTCGTCGGCGTGTAGGCTGTCGGCCCCAAGTTGCAGATATTCGACTGCCCCGCGAGAACGAGAATGCAGTTTCTAACCGCGCCATTGAGCGCCTGGGACGCAAGCACCTTTCCCGAAAGGTCGACATAACCCCGGTCACCTGCCGCCGCCGGCTCCGTCATGATGAACGGATCAGGTCTGCTGAGAACGACGCGGGCGAACATGGGCGCGTCTCACATCATGAGCCAGACCATCAGGCCCGGCCCGTTCAGCGCGGCCTGATCCCACACCGCCGTGTTCGTTCCATCAGATGCCTGCAGGGCTTGGATGAAGTGAAATCCAAGTTGCGGCTTGTAGCCGCCGCGAACTTTTTGAATATGCCTGACCGATAAAGCGGCCTGCGCGGTGTCCTGATCGGTAAAATCGGCCGCCGTCGTGGTGTCGAGACCGAAGCCTATCGAGGCTTTCGCGCCCGACACGGCGGCGGAATTCAGATGCACGGACAGATATGCGTCGATGCAATTCATGGCCAAGCCCGACACGAAGTTGAGGCGATTGTTCGTGCTGGCGTTGAGCGGCCCCTGTGTCGACGCGACCTGATTCCAGTTTGCCGTGCTGTCGCTCACCCGCGCAAACACGCAGGCCTGGTTGTAGGCGTTCCAGACGCCGAGGATTGCCTGGCCTCCGCCGGCGGCGGCATTGCCGAAGGTCATGTTGAGCAGCGAGCTGCCATCCGATCTGACCGTACCGACAAACGTGCCACGGTTGGCCGCCGGACCGTTTGTGATGGCGTTCTTGTTGAGCGGAATGCCCGGCGCGGTCGTGAAATCGAGCTCGGTCGTGCCGGCGCCCGTGCCGCGTGCCGTGTCGGATATCCACGCCGGCCCGCGCGTCGCGCGGATCGTGCCGTTGTCGTTCCACACGAACAGGTCGTAGTTGGAATTCGTCGTCGTCGCCGCCGGGCTTTTTGTCGCGTCCGTCGTGGCCTGAGAAAGCTCGCCGCCGGTGTCGGTCATCACGATGCTGTTGCCGTTCCACAGGGGGGCGAAACGACCGACTGCGGGCGTATAGTAGTGTGTCGTCGCCGCCGCGACGTCCGACGTCGGCACGGCCGTGCCGCTGGTCAGCGTGATGCGCCCTTGCGGCGACGTCGGCGCTGCAAAATCCTCTGCCGCCGCCGTGACGAATACCTGCGCCGAACCCGACAGGCTGATGGCGCTGTTCGAATTCGTACTGCGCAGCACGTTCCGGGTCAGGGTCGCGCCTGCGGCCGTATAGACGCCACGACCGATCTCGCTGTTTGCGCCATCGGCAATCGCATAGGTCACGGTGTCCTGGTCCACGACGCCGGCCGCCGAAAAGGTCAGGAACCCCGAGACCGCAGAGCCCAGCGTGATCGTACCGGTGCCCGCCGTCGGCGTCGTCATGCGGGCGAGATTGTAAAGCTTTGACACGGATCAGCCTCACGCCAGCTGCAGGACGCCGTTGGTCGGATCGAACTGCACCTGGAAGCTGTTGCCCGCCGTGACCGTGAGATTGGTGCCGTAGTCGTACCAGCCGACCAGGTTGCCGGCGGCGGGCGTCGCATTATAGAGGACACAGTAGCGGAACGGGCCGATCGCGCCCGGCGTCGCCGTGAACGTGACGTTGTTGAGCTTCAATATATATGTGCCGCCGGACTGCGCCGACGAGACCAGCGTCGCGGCGCTGCCGCCCGCCGTGTAGCCGTTGCCGGCGGCGATCTCGACGATGTTGGCGAAAACGGTATTCGTCGCGACCGGCGCCGTGTTGGTAAGTGCGACTTTCAGCGTATCGCTTCCGAGATTGTGCACTTTATTGGCGACGTCCGCGACGAATTGGTTGAACTTGTTGAAGGTGGCCATTCGCTACCCCGTTTGATTTTGTCAGCCGTGACCGTCACCCGAGGTGTGTCTCGGAGGGCTGCTGCGATCGAGTAGTCACGGCAAATGGAATGGAACGCCGACAGCGCTCTGCACCGATGGCGCGGCGTATGGGATCGCCGGCATTCATGGGCGAAGACGGCGCTGCTGTTGGGCCAGACGGAAACCGGGCGCACATGGTGGATGCGCGGCGCGGCGCGAGCAGCGCAAAACAACCGCAACCGTCACTTGCCAGGCATCATTTTCACGCGTCAGGCGCGGCCTTTAACCTTCCCCATGGAACCGCATCGCAATGTGACAAATCGCCTTGTCAGGCCGGAGCGCCTATGGTTCAAAAAACCGTGCGGTAATTTAACACTCCCAGGGGGGATGCTATGAAATCTGGAATTGCGTTGAAATCTGCGCTGGCCTTATCTGCCTCGGCTCTTGCACTCACGTGGGCCGCGAGTCCGGCGGCCGCCGACTCGCAGAATATCAAAGGCTCCTACTTCTTCACGGGCTCGGCCTCGTGTCTCGTCTCGCCGGGTCATTTCGATGCCCCGAATCCTCTTCCGGGCAACCCGCAGCCCGGCGTGCTCGCGCCCGGCTCCGGCTTCAACATCCGGCTGCAGCCGAACGACATCACGCTCCCCAACCTGCCGAATGGAACTAACGACCAGCAGTCGTTCACCCGTTCGTTCTCGGTCACGGGCATTCGCACCTTCGACGGCAATGGCCATGGCACCGTCAACGGCAGCGCCGTCGGCCACGACGGCCGCCCGACGCCGGGGCCGACCGGCTGGCCGCACTTCCCGCCGTCGGCGGGCTCGTCCACCTTCAGCTACACGTTCACCTATACGGTCGACGGCAACGGCGGCTGGAGCGCCACCATGGACCGGGGCAGCTTCAAGGAGACCTCCACCAGCGGCTCGCGCGCCATCGGACCGAACGGGGTCGACGCCAACGGGCAGCCGGTCGACGCGGGCTTCCCGCAGACCGCCACCATGTCCGACCCGAGCGGGCAAGGGTTCGACGTGATCCCGCCGATCGTCGGGTCGATCACCAACGACGGCAAGGTGCTGACCGCCTCGCATCCCGCGACCGTGGTGGAGACGCGCCTGTTCTCCAACGGCGACGTGTGGCCGGAGATCTGCGCGCGCTCGCGCGTGTTCACCCTGTTGCCGAACAACAACGGCAACGGCAACGGCAATAACGGCAACGGCAAGTAACCTGAACCGTTGCGGGCCGGTCCGACCTCGCGGACGGACCGGCCCGTGACTCTTAACTCGCCGACGGCAAGCCGAGCCCGCCTCATGCGCCGAAGCCGGACGTCACCGCGCCTGTCTGGTGTTCGCGCATGCGCGATCGCGATCGCGCTTTGCCTCGTGCCGCTAGCGGCGCAGGGCGAAGTCCGCGTCGACGGCAATCCGGCCGCCATCCGCATCACCACCCATCATGATTCGATCAACAACGTGCTGGCCGCGCTGCGCACGAGCTTCCACGTGCAGCACCGGAGCGCGATCGCGCTCGATATGCCGGCCAACCCAACCTATGCGGGTCCGCTCGACCGCGTGATCGCCAACCTGCTCGACGACTTCAACTACATCGTCAAGAAGAGCCCGGCCGAGACCGAGATCATCATTCTCGGCCACCACGGCGAGGCCGCGATGCCGCCGCAGAAGCCCAGGCTCGACATCCTGTCGCGCTGGCGCTGACAGTTCTCTTTATTTCATGCTCTTGCGACGTCATTGCCCGCGAAAGCGGGCAATCCAGTATCCACGAGAGTCAGTGAGTACCGGATCGCCCGCTTTCGCGGGCGATGACGGCGGTGTGTGAGGTGCGGACGTGATGACGTCACGCGCCAACAACTCAAATCGGCTCCAAACTTAAATCGGCTCCAAATGACTCACCCGCCCTGCCGCGTCGCGCACGACGCGCATGGGGCGCGGCGGGGCGGCAGCTTGTGCCGGCGGATGGATGATCGGCGCGAGCCGCGCGATCAGGGCGTCGAGGTCGAGCGGCAACGACGACGGCGGCGCCGGCAGCGGCTGACCGTCCGGCCCGATGGCGCCACTGCCCGCATCGCCCATCGTGGCGCCGGCCGCATCGCTCATTCTGCCGCCCATCGCGGCCAGGCTCTTGATCAGATCGAGATGCCCGCGCTGCATCTCCATGGCGTGCAGCGCCGATTTGCGCACATCCTCGCGCTCGGCCAGCGCCTTCTCGTGCTCGAACTTGAGCGTCGCGACCGCCATGTCGGCCCGCGCCTGGGCGGCGACGTATTGCTGATCGGCCTGCGCCTTCGCGGCCGTGAGCGCGATGTGCTGCTGACCTTGCGCCTGGTCGCCTTGCGCCTTGAGCATGTCGGGATTGGGCGGCGGCGCGATCGGCGCGCTTGCGGGATCGAGCGGATTCGGCGGCGCCGCCGGATCGAGGAAATACTCGGAGGGAAACTGCAGCCCCGCGAGCTTGACGAACTCGCGCGCCGAATTGTGCAGGTTGCGCTTCGACACCATGCCCAACTGGATCGCCTTCTCCTGCAGGCCCATCACCTGGCCGAGCGCCGCGAGCTGCGCCTGCCGGGTGCCGGAGCCGAGCCCCACATGCACGGTGAGATGATCGCGCTTCTTCCACTCACGCGGATCGATCGTGACCCACTGGTTGCGCAGCTGCACGGTCGCCTGCGCCTGGCCGTGCTTGCGGATGATCTCGTGCAGCAGCCAGAACAGATCCTTGATGCCGGTTTCGGCGAAGATGCGCGCGATCAGCTTGATCTTGGCCTGCGCGGCCGTGAACACCTGGTTGACCGCAGTGGCGGTCTGGTTCGCCAGCGCGTCGGCGTCGATCCCCTGCCCCTGGCGCGTGACGCCGGTGCGCCACTCGCGCATCGCGTCCATGTATTCCATCACCGGGAACGCCTGCGCGGCGATCGACGGCACCACCTGCCAGTTGAGCCCGCCCGGCTGCTTCGTACGCACGATGCCGCCGGGCCGCGAGACGAGAAGATCGTCGAGCGTCTCCGGTCCGGCGAACTGCTCGGCGACCTCGACGCGCGGATTGTTGGCGAGATAGACGTTGTCGAGCACGCCGCGCAGGATCGCGGTCTTGATGCGCTGGATGTCCATCACGAGATCGGCGAGCGAGCGGCCGAAGAAGCGATGCGTCTGGATCACGGGCGTCATCGCGGCAAACGGGATGTCGTCGAACTCGACGATGTCCGGCTTGCCGTCCTTGATCAGGATATCGCCCTGCTGGCCGCCGGTGCGCACCTTGTAGAGGCACGCCTTGCCGTCGCCTTTGTAGTCCATGCGGATGTAGTGCTCGGTCGTCTCGATGCGGCGCGCCGCCTGGTTGTTCTCGTCGCCCGTGTATTGGTACTCGTCGACGGTGTCGCGCCGCACTTCTTCGACATTGGTGATCGCCGTATAGGTCGGCAGCGTCTTCACTTGCTCCGGGTCGTATCCCTCGGCGATGAGTTTGGCCTGCTGGATGAGAATCTTGTGGAAGCAGTAGTCGCAGTCGCGCAAGCTGCGCGCATTACGGCTGATGCCGAATTCTTCCGGCGGCACGGCCTCGACGCGCGCCTCCGCGGCCTCTTTCGCGCGCACGCATTCGACGTCATGCAGCAGCGGACCGCCCGCGGGGAACGCCTCTCCGGCCGTCGCCGGCGCGATGGTGGGATCACTCCCCTGTCCGCCGGGCGGCGGCGACAGCGCCGGCCGCGCCGTATGCGCCGCGATCTCGATATCGGGATCGGCGGCAAGGATCGCGAACGCGTCGTCGGTCAGGTCGTAATAAGTCTCGCGCTCCTCAAGCGTCCGCGTCTCCCACCACACTTTGACGATGCCGGTCTTCGACAGCAGCGCGTCCTTGATGAACGTGTAGAGGATCAGAAAGCCCGGGTTGCGCTGGAGGAAGACATGATTGACGTAGTCGGTCTCCTGCTCGGCCGCCGCGGTATCGTTCGGGCCGACCGGCGCGAACTTCACGATCTCGTCGCCCGAGCAAAAAATCTCCATCAGCGACGGCATGATGCCTTCGACCGTGTCGGCGACGTCGGTCGAGACCGCGCGCGAACGCCCCTCCGGCGCCGGCATGTCCTTCGCCATGTCGCCGAGGTAATAATCCATCGCGTCGGAGCGCTCGGCCGAAAGCTTTGAGGCCGCAATGGCAGCGAGCGCGTCGTTGCGCTCGGCCTCGAGCAGCGCCTTGACCTCGGTAAGCGACATTTTTGCCATGGGCGGATCGGCTCGCTTGAAAAAGCAAAGCGCCCGGCAGCACGAAGCTCCGGGCGCGAGATCAGCAGACTAGGATTTATGCCTTCGCCGAATTGCCGGAAAAGCGCAAGCGCGAATTGATTTATCCTCACCTATTCGCGAGGAGCCGCCGGTCGGCGGCGGCAAATAAGTTCACGAGGTTTTTTTCGCCCGAAAAGCAAAGCGCCCGGCGGCGCGAGGCTCCGGGCGCGAGATCAGCAGACTAGGATTTATGCCTTCGCCGAATTGCCGGGAAAGCGCAAGCGCGAACGGCGTTATCCCCGCCCATTCTCGGGCGCGTCGATTGCGGCGCTACCCGCAACGCAACGCGCGCCCGAAGCAATGAGCCTCGGACGCGCGCTTGTTACTCCTGTCGTTCCCGGCATGCACCGATCGCGTCAAGAACGCGAGCGGCGCCGGCCGAGTACTGCCTACGGCTACAGACGCCGGCCGAAGCCGCCGCGGAAGCCGCCGAAGATCAGCGACAGCAAAAACAGAACGATGAAGACGAAGAATACGATCTTTGCGATTCCGGCTGCCGCCCCGGCGATTCCGCCAAAGCCGAGAGCTGCCGCGATAAGCGCAATGATCAGCAGTGATATGACCGCGCCGAGCATGGGGGCGTTCCTCCGTTGTGTCCCAAGTTCAACGCTCGGAGGATGCGCGAGTTCCATCCGGCCGCTGCGCGCGCGGCCGCCGAATCAGGCGTTCAGATCTCGTCCGGATCGTCTTTGCGCGGGGCCAGCAGGAAAGCCGCCACCACGGCAAGGCCCAACACCGCATAGAGCTGCGGCTGCGCCGCCTGGAGCGCCGTCGCCAGGTGGCCGCAAAGGCGATCGAACTGGTCGACAAAAAAGAGCAGTTGGCTCAT